TGTCTATGAAGGTAATAGAGATGACCCACCACCTAGTCAGGATGACTTACAGTGGGGTGACATGATGGTCATGAAACTGTACTTAAATCCCCTACAAGGCGGGTATGCGAGTAAGGATGGGCGAATGTGTAACCACAGTGGTATATACTTAGGGCATGGATACATGCTACATCATGCATGGTTAGACCCAAGTGCTATCATAGACTTGAAGATAGATGCTTATATGATGAGGGCAGTGGAACTTGTACTAAGGTCACCACATGTATCAAAATACTCAAAACCTATATAATGATGACACAAATATGTAACAAGAATATGAGCAAACGATTCACATTACCTGTGGAGGTTGATGACTTCGGTGATATGTCTATTACCTTTCCAGCAGAGTTAATGACTGAATTGGGATGGCACGAAGGGACAGAGATAGAATATACTGAGGAACTCGATGGATCTGTTATATTAAGAAAAGCACCTTAGAAAAATAAATCCTAAACCATGGAATCTGTGAAGTCTACTACTGTTAACTGGTTTGGTATCGAAAACTGTGCTGGGCGGGTACAGTATGATGATCCAAGAATGTTCCACTTTAAGAGTTGGTCACCTAATACTACCTTCGCCCCACGAATTAATTGTCCTATCTTTGTAGATAGAATAGAAGAATATAAATGTAAAAAAATCCTAGAAGATTGGGGGTGGAGTAATTGTGAGAGACCGTGGTCTTCATATAACTTCTTCTATGAGCATAAGAAAAATAATCTTCTTGAAGAGATCATGTTGATGACAGGAGCGTTCTGTGATATACTGGATGTAGAGTTAATTGATAATTTATGGATACGAGGTTGGTTGAACAAGTTGGAGACAGGAGAGAGTCTACCAGTACACCATCATAGCATCCATGAGAACACATATCTCTCTGGTAACATGTTACTGACTGAGAGTTCTATACCAACTGAATATACTATTCCTGGATGGAGTCTTTATGGTGATAACCTTAAACCGCCCAGTAAGGTTGGTACCACTACGATCTTTCCTTCTTGGGTAGAGCATGAAGTAAAAGAAGTTGACTCACCACGTATTGCTCTTGCATGGGACTTGTATACATATGATGCAATGCTATATGCTGAGAAGAATAACCCAAACAACGAAATGATGTTGTCTATCCCTTTTAAGTTATGAACGAAGAATTCCTAGACGCTTACAAAGAGCACATGGATATGGTATCCAAGGCAATAGAGAACCTTGCTGGTCGTATCATAGTATTAGAACAGGCAATGGGTAAGATGCCTCAACCAGGTGCTGATATGATGAAGTACAAACCAGAAGGTTATGAAGACCACTTAAATATGAAGGAACTATTAGATGATTTGTATATGAAGATAAATATGATGGAAGACCGAGTTAATCAACATAACATACCCTAGTGGCAATATACATCCTCGAAACAGGTAGAGGATTTCCAAACGTAGATGCAGGAGGAGAATATCAACAGACATGGCAGAGACCATCGTCCAGTAGATATAAGAGTCACTCCTTTCATTCCTCGCCAGGAACCAACTACAATATAACCTTTAATGACGAAGGACCAGGATCTTCTGTGTTCGGTCAAGACAAGGTGTACTATGTTGGCGACCAAGAAGAAATATGTGTAGGTAACTGTGATAATGAAAGAGTAGGGTTCCATAGATTCTATCGTGCTGACGGTTCCAATAGAGATCATAAGTACACACCCAACGGAGAACTAAGGTGGCCAGATGACTTCCCTGGTGATTCCCGAGGTAGTAGAAGCAAAGAGTTAACACACTCATATAATAAGGAACCAAGAAACGGTACACCTGTCTTTTATATGCTAGGCACTAGTCAGACAGGAACATCCGCTGTATACCATTGGTATAACAGCACTCTCAATGATAGTGCACTTAGTACACAGACTTCATATCTAAGTGGATACAGTAATATAGGAATAGTAGGATACGTTTGGACGTCTGCTTCTAATGCTTCCTCATATGCTACGACTGGTGAGACAGCAGTACCACTCTATGAGTATTACAGAAACGTCAATAGTAAGTTAAGAGATCATTTCTATACAGCAAACCCAGCGGTTGAGGTAAATTTACAAACAGGAGTTGCAGGAGTACCTGATTGTAAGGACCCTCGTGACCAAGATTACACTTATGTTGGTATCGTTGGTTACGTTTTTGCGGATGATAACGGAACTGGTAACATAAAGACGCTTCGTGATCAAGGAATTATAGGACCAACTGGTTATGGTAGTCCAGTATCTTATGGAACAAGAGCAGGATGGTATAATTGGGACGCAACAGGAGCAGGAATATACACACAAAAGAATTATGAGTACCAATATGACGCAAATGCGGGTCCATTAAACCCATCACCGACTCAAAGACGTAGTAATCGTTGGAGAGGAACCCCATCAACCTCTGCATTTCCTAATTTTGGTTGGGGAGATCCAACTCTTTGCCCAAATTTAAACACAGATGCGTATTTTGAATGGGTCTATGGTAAAAGTGGGGCAGTGAAAGCAGCAGTTCCACGTTACTTAGAGTATCATACACTGTTTGATTCGCAATTTACTTACTATGTGTACGATACATCGTATCCATGGAAGGGTCCTATCTTCGGAATTCAGTATGCGACGTCAAATCGTAACTGTTGCCCTAACCAAGAGGTCAGTGATAACTGTATTTGTAACGAAGACCTCCTTACTTACGACTACTACTCACATTTTTACGAGGTTAGACAGGATTCTTGGAACACGACTCGTACAAAAATCAATATTACTGACTCAAAAGGTAATTCTGGTATCAATGAATCGTTCAAAGCGGTTGATACCGAGACAAAACGTATACTTTTCCGCTACACAACCAATACAGGTGACTCATTTAGAGAAGGTGACACCGTAAATGGGTGGGAAATTAGTGAAGTTGCATATTTTGGAAACAAATTGCGTGCGGGTTACATGGAATTGAAGGGTGATGGTAAGAAGTTTACCTACAATCAGACAATTACCGCTATTGGACCGAGTGGAAAGACCGCAAATGTGATATGTGGTTATGGAATTACCGATAAAGCGGGGTTCTTTGGTGTGTATGAGTTCCCAAAACGTATATCTTACTACCGAGTAGAGATAGATAAGACCGCATTAGTCAATAAACAGTCATTAGATGAGGCAGATGTAGATTGTAAGGTCAATAAGAACGGAGAAATTGAATCAATTACTGTAATCAATGGTGGTAGGGGGTACATAAATCCTAAAATTGTCATAGAAGAACCCGCACAACTAACCGAAAGGGGTGCAATGGACAACGTAAAAGAGTCAATGCATCAAATTGATGGGTGGGATGGTGCAACTTTACGTTCTCCTACCTCAACATTAGACAATCCTGACGGTACAAAGCACAATTTTACCTTTGATACTATCAAACAGAACCGCAATGACTCCGAAAGAAGCATAGAATCCGATGCAACCGAGCGTGAAGCAAAGATTCCTTACGATTCTAGGAGCAATATCCAGATTGTGAGCGAGGATGAAGAACCTGATGTGGATGAAAAGTCTAAAACTATGATAAAAAGGAACAAGGTAAGGACTATAAGTGCGGAACATAGGAGAAAAGGTAAGTTCAGACAAGCAAAAGTGGAGATATTATCCTTAACTGATGACGGAGCAATAGATGAAATCGTGATTAGGGACCGTGGATTCGGTTATGACACTGATCCTAACCGCAAACCTAAGATTTGGATATCACAAACAGAGGACGAGACATATAAAATGCGCGGTCCTAACACTAGACAGCAGCAGAGTACCTATAAAGGTACCGTAGATGCTAATGAAAAGACAGAAGACCTAACAGATAGGATGCGTGGTACTGGTGTAGAACCCTCACAGGGGTCACAAGAGGTGACTGGTATCAAAGGAGAGGTGCGTACCAAGAGTGGAGCGAAGGAAAATCAACTTTCTATCATGGATGATGGCGTCATGGGGTCATTTGAAAGTATGATGGAAGGGTTTACTGCCGAATATCCTACTGGTTACATCAAGATGACTAGTCCTGATGACGTAGAGAAGACTAAACTATGCAATAACCTACCAGCAGGGTGTGCAAACATCGAGATTCCATCAGTTGTGGGCAAAGCACTGTTCCCAGTAGAGACTGTACAGGGCATTGTAGAGGTCAATAACAGTTTTAAGAGTGTGATGGAGAACCAATACCCAGAAATGAAGAGGGGAGCGACCACCACAGACGAGTCTACGACCTCTCTAAGCGATTTGTACGGGTGGAACGGAGGTGATGAGTGTATTTCTATCGCTCAACCTAAGTTTAAGACCGTTACACGACTCCAAGACCTACCTTGTCCTTATGTTGATGACGATACTGGACGTAATTTTGGTTGGATGATCTATAAGTACTGTGCAGCGGAGGGTGATAACGCTAATTTCAAGATTTCTTTGTCTATTGAGGGTAAAACAACAGGTGCACAGGGAGAACAGTTCATGGAATTCCTCCAAAACTTACCTAGACCGACCCAACAAGCAACTAGACCTGTTCTTGACGGTAGTGATAAGAAGAAAATGTGGAGATGTCACCGTCAGGGCATTGAAGGAAGGTGTTATTGGGCACCTAGCGGAAGTGATGACGTAGTTTTTGTTCCAGTAGGACTTGATGAGAACACTTTTGACTGGTCTGCGAACAATTTCTCGGAGACGCAGCAACTTGGGGTGTGGTTAGGGAACAATTTCTCTCATTCTAGTAAGAGTGTAAGCGGAACTGGTAACAACTTCTCTCAAACATTCAATGTAATCTCAGTTTCTGCACTTTCTGGTGGAGTTCCACCTAATGAATGTTGGGATACTTACCTCAGACACGGTAATAATGCAAATGGAGTGCTTGATGTCTACTCGGCATACTACAATGACAATGAAACGCAAGGTAAAACCGCAGGAGGAGGATACTGGACGAGCAGTGGACTGTATAATGGGTACACTTGCGGGTCTAGTCCATGTTCGGGAAGCATAAGTGCGTCATATGGAACAGGTGGATTCAATAATAACAACGCATGCGGTCTTGAATACGTTAATGACATCTCTATCGCTGTGGATCCGCGTATGTTTACACAACTCGGTATGCGTATGGGACCATATCACGGAACTATGAACGTAAAGAACTGGAACACAGGTTCTAATATCGCATTTGGGCAAGCAGTACAGAATATGGGCAACCCATTCTTCTCAGAATGCGAAGGAGAGGCATTTGGTCAGTCACCTAATCAAATAAATCCACAACCTCCACTCAAAAGACGCAGAGTTCATAAATCATCACATGACCCAGGTGATGCTCAACTTGTTCAATCGCAATTTAGAGATTTGGACGACGTGGAGTTTAGTGATGATGCATGGAGAGAAAATTATGATCCTGATTTTGACTATCAGCAGGAAATAGCAAACAATCCAGTTTCTGATTTCTCAACTAACCCTAAAACGGACTTGACACAATAATGCCAGCAGGAATTTTACTACCAGTAGCACCAATAACAGGTTTACCTTGCTCAGGACATGGCATATGCATTCCGAGTACGGTTCATTCAGTGCAGTCATGCAATTCACCACCTATTCCTTATACTATTAGGATAAAGGAGTGGACATGTTGGTGGCCACCGACTCCATTAGTGCCTCTGGGTGCTCTTAGTCCCATGAAAGCAATGGTATTGACTAATGGGTTACCTACAATGACCTTTGGTGACAGATTCATACCTCATATTTCTCCATGTACCAATATTATCATCTATATGTGCCCATGTGGTAAATCATTGTGCCCAGTTCCGACTCCAATCCCTTGTAGTCTACTTACCAGTGAAGATATGGGTGGTGCTGGTCATATTAGAATCTTATTTGCAACCTCATTGACTGTATATGTAACCAAGTTACCAATCGGACGTGTTCTAGACCCTCTGGGGGTAGGTACGTTGGCATATAGTTACCCATGTAACAGTGTGGTTGCATATGGGTCACCTAATGTGCTATCATCTTAGTAAATTCTATTTTTAACAAATGCCAGTTAGAACAAAGACAGGAAATTTCGGATCTCACGTCGTAACTGATACGGTTCCTAAAAAGACAAAGCAAGGTCGTTCACAAAACACAAAACACGCTGCAACTTCCAGAAATAAGGCAAAAAAGAAGTACAGAGGACAAGGATCGTAAAACTCGTCTAAATAATCCTGTTAACGAATAAATAAGACATAATGTCGTCGTACAGGTTCCGATCCGAAAAGTTCCTATCTCGTGGATTCAAAGATTTAGCGATTTCATTTGAAGCAAATCCTAATACTAATGATTTTGCAGCAGTGACTAACGAGAATGCTATAAAGCAGTCTATTCGGAACCTTGTACTGACAAGTTTTGGTGAAAGACCTTTCCAACCTAATATTGGTTCAAAAGTAAGAGGACTATTGTTTGAACCCTTTGATGTTTTTATGTCAGAGGACTTAAAGGATGAAATTACAAATACTATTGAAAGATTAGAACCAAGAGTTGAGTTAGTTGATATTGAAGTGACACTTTCTGATGATGAACATAGTATCGACATCGCTATTGAATATGCGATCGTTGGACAACCACAAACACAAGTTGTGGAATTCCTCTTAGAGAGAACGTAACATGCCCGCCACCCCATCGAATCTAACGTCATTAGATTTCTTCGAGATTAAGGAGTCAATAAGATCATATCTCAGAACTCGTCCAGAGTTTACTGATTATGACTTTGAAGGATCTAGTGCATCATACCTAATAGACATATTAGCGTACAACACCTATTACAGTTCATTCACCGCTAACATGTCGATGAATGAAGCATTCTTAGAATCATCAACGGTTAGAGATAACGTTGTAAGAATAGCAAAGCAGATAAACTATACACCTAGATCAATTAAGGCATCAAAAGCATGTGTTCGTATAACAGCGCAGGCAGCAACTTTACCTGGCGGGCAAAGTTATCCTGATTCGATCACTATTAAGAAAGGTGATGTCTTTATATCAACAGTTAATGGTGAGTCATTTACATATGCTCTTACGAGAGACACACAAGCAACAGTAGACCAGACAACTGGGTTAGCAGCATTCAGTCAACTCATAATCTACCAAGGTAATCTAATTACCTACAATTATACTGTTGATGATACTACCAAAGCAAACTATATCATTCCTAGCGATGGAGTCGATACTGAGTTGCTTACAGTATCAGTTAAACCTAATGAACAGTCTGCTGAGATAGATGAATATTCTTTATCTGCTAACGTTACAGCATTGACTGCTACTTCTCGTGTTTACTTCTTAGAAGAAACAGAGGATCTTATATATA